TTATCTGATTCAGAATATCCAAATGGTCCGTAAATTGGATTTCCATCATATGCCCATCCTATAATAGGTGAGTGAGCGTTAATTTTATCAAATTCTCCATTTGCTTTAAGATCAAAAGTTTGTTCGAGTTTACTTGCAATTGACTGTGAGTATCCTAATACTGCAAAAGTTAATGATGATTCTCTGGATGTAAGGTTTACATCTCCGAATCTATCTGTAGTGTTAATTGTTAAATCTCTAACTCTGGCAGCAAATAATCCATTCTTTCCTCTAGCACTTGCACGAACCTCAGTAGTTAAACTACTATACCCTATACCTGAATTTATTACAATGGTATCAGTTATGACTCCATTCTTTATTACAGGTCTTACAATCGCTCCTGAACCTGTTCCAGTCGTAATTACATTAATTTCTGGTAAAGAATTATACTGACTTCCTTGATTAACCACTATTACATCTTCAATTTTTCCATTACTAATGATTGGTTTTAATTCTGCATTTTTACCATTCTCTATTGTTATTTGTGGTTTTACCTGATGATTTAATATAGTTGATCCATAATCAGTCCCTTTTTCATACAAATATGCCCCTGTAAATTTACCAGTCACCACTGGTGTAAAGTTTATTGTGCCAGTAACTGTTGATCCATATGATACTTCAACATTTACTTTTATTTCAGGGTATGAGAATATTTGATATCCCGAACCTGTAGATGTTAGATTGACAAATTTTCCTCTATTAAAGTTTGTAGTAACTGTCGCTCCAATACCTGCATCAGATAACTTAAATGAATTATCATCAACTTTAATTACATAGTATGATGATGTTGTTGATAAACCTTGAATTGATGTTGTCTCAGCAGAATATACAACAATATCTCCATGAGAGAATCCATGATTTTTAAAGTTTATTGTATCATAAGAAGTAGATATACCAGTTGGTTCCACTCTTAATTTACGATGTTGATATCCAGAACCACCATTTATAACTCTTACATCAAGTAAAGTATTTTTTGATTCTGTTCTAAATTTATGAATACCACTTGCAGCAGTATCAGTTGCTAATCCAACTGTATTAATACCAGTGAGAGCATCTACTTTTGTATTAAATATTCTAACTGTAGTAGGATTTACAACTCTTACAAAATATGGATCTCCATCTGATAGAGTTCCTGTGATTGCATTAGTTGAATCATATGCAACACCTATACCTATAGATGGATTACCTTCATTTCTATAGAATACTTTTTGACCATTTTCTAAATTATGGGCAGTCTTGAAAGTTATAGTTTCATCATCTTTATCAATACCACCGTTAAAAAATATATCTCTACTATCAAACGATATATCTCTGAATCTAGCACCCAGAACTGGTTCTAATGAACAACCATTACCATTACCACCTGTTAATGAAATATTAGTGACTGCCTCAATATCAAAATCTTGTGGATCAACAAATACTTTTTTAACGCTACCAATTAGAATTGGTTCTACTAATGCTGTTGTTCCTGCTCCAGTTTCAACAGTAATAATAGGTGGATTAAGAATATCATAACCTTCGCCTTCATTTAATAATTCAATTTCTTCTAAAGGACCGTAATAAATTCTATCATCTGACGTTGAAGAGTGAATTTGCACACCATCTTTTAATATTCCAACATCATTAGTTGGTTTATCATGATTAGATGATATGAATAAATTTTGAGATAAAGGAATTTTCCTTAAAACTCTGTCAGATTCAAGTTTTCTATTTGCATGTCTCTGTAAAATGAAATTATGTGTTCCTGTTGTTGTAGAACCTATACCAACCTGAACTGTGCTTGCAGTTCCAATTTGACTTCTTGAATTGTATAATGCAATTCTTGATATACTTACATTTGGTGCTTCTGGTTGAGGATCAACAAAATAAACTCTTCCTGATGATAAACCAACAATTTCATCATCTGAAGGTTGATATATTACAGCATCACCCTGTATGAGTTTAATATTAGTATTTGCAGGAGGCGAAAATCTTATAAAACTAAAATCACTTGTAAGTCCATCTTGTCCATCAAAGTTTGACACATTTGATGAACCTGTTATTGTTTCTTTTACTATGTCAACGTTGATATCATAACTTGGTAACGAGTTAGAAGCTACGTATCCATCAGTTGAGCCATCAGTGTAAACATTCAATACGTCTGATATTATTGTATTATTACCATCTTTAATGGCAATACCTGTGCTATTTGCTTTCTCTAAAACACGACGAATATCATACTGTTCATTTGGGTTGTGAGTAAATCCTGAAAGATTTTTTGTTTCGATTTGATTATTATTAATATCAATACTCTTAACATTAAATGTTCCTTCTATCTTTTGTTCGTTTCTTCTTAATATCTCAAATTCATCATCTACTTTAATTGATGATGAATTTATCTTTGTCTGAAGTGTAAAAGTAGGTCCTAATCCATCAACTTGAAATCTTGAACTAGTATTATACTTCCATGAATTTGCAAAAACTTGTTTATATGTATCTGATCCCTCATCTATCTTTTCACCAACATTCTTTACAAATAATTTTTCACCCTCATTTATTAAATTGATATCATTAACAGTTACAAATTCCGATAAAACACCTGTTAATCTTAAATCGACTCTCTTAGATAAATCTCCATTCTCATATCCAAATATTGTTTCATTAGATCGTACATCATCAGCAGTATTAATTCCAACATTGACACCACTACATCCAAAAAATTGATTAATTGTCTTTGACGTATAATCAATTGTATTTGTTCCACTGATAATAGTGCCTGTAGTGCCAAATCCAACTGTGGAATCAACCGATATAACTGTGCCATCTATTTGAGTATTACCAAGTGATTTTGTTTTACCAGGTATTGTAAATACACCTTCAATTAAATCACGGTCATTATATCCAACAAATAATGCTAATTTATAATATGATTTATTATCTCTAGTAAATACTTCAACTTCTGATACTGATGCGTTAGTGTTAAGATCGTTTGACTTAAATATTGTTTGTCCAACTAAATTTTGAGGTTCACCTTCAGGTGTTATAACTTCTACAACTATGACCTCTCTTCTAATAAATTCTGAACTTGATGGTTTTATGAGGTTATTTTCTAAATCTAATATTTTTGACTCAACACCATATAATACTCTGAGTAATATTCTAATAGATTCTTCAATACCTTTTGATTGATAAAATGTACGAGCAAACTTTACAAAGTTACCAACGTCTAAATTAGAGGTAAAATCATTATTCTCTAAACCAGGTAGGAAGGTTTTCTTCATCTTCCTATAAAATTCTTGTAAGAATAATACAGATAGATTAGTTACTGATGATCCTGATATATGGTTAGAAGCAGATGTGTCCTCAAACTTTAGACTTTCTTTGTTAACATCAAGTAAAGAAGATGAAACTCCAACATTAAATCCTGTAATACCACTAAAACCACGTATACAACCTGTGAAAGATGTTGAAGTAATGCCAGTATAAGATATTATCTCATCATCAATCTTAATTAAACCATATTCATTTGGAAAACCCTTTGTGCTTGGGACATTAATTGTATCAGTTGTTAAATCAATAGCAGATGTAATTGTGGTCACACCTACTATAACCTCTGGTACGAGATTATCAACTTTTAGATATTGATCTAAATTAGATATTATATCACTCGTTCCACCTTGAAACTCTTGTGAAATATAATATTGTTTAAAAAATTCTACAGCATTTGGAAAATCAGCAAGTATAAACTCTGGTAACTGATTTTCAATAATCGTATTGACATTTATTCTTTTGTCAAATTGTGACATAAATTATTTCCTCTCTAAGACTCCGTTTGAGTAACTTGAGGTAAAGTAATCTCTTGTGAATACAACACCTGAAACATCTTCTCCTGAAGCAATTACGTCCTTCACCATATTTATGGTACTATTGGAAGTGTCAAAACTGACAAATAAATCTTTTAATCCTACAACATCATTTGACTCAGGAAATGCTTGAACTTCTATAATATTGTTTTCTGCTTGAGTTGATGTAAAATTGATTGTATTCAGTACGATTTCACCCTTTTTGTAATCAACTCCTCCCGCATCTTTAATTACAACAACTTCTTCATTCTTGTTATTTTTAGTCACCACACTTAATGTGCCTTTCATGCTACCATCCAAATTACCAGCAGCATCTTTATTTGGTATATCAGTGAGATATGCAGTGCTTGATGATCCTGAAAGTGTAAACCCAGTGCTCTTTATATTCTTACCAGCAGGATTGATATAGAATTGATTACCAAAACAAAGTTCATATTGTGCGAATTGATTCAATAATGCCTTTAAGTCTCTTCTAATGATAACTTTTGTTATATTCGATGTGATACCATCGTCTACACGATCAATTAACTGATTTATTTTACTGTACTTGAATCTTCCACCAAACTTATTAATTTCAACATTTTTAGAATAATCTGATAATGATTCCATTACTAATGTTCTTAAATTTGCATCAGATGCGACTTGGGACGGATTATAATATATTGTCGTATCTAATTCAACATATAGTATCTTAAGGTCAACAATTTCAGAATTAATACCAGCAATAGCGTAACTCTTCAATTTATTTTTAATTTGAGTTTTATCAAAATCAGATACAAATGTACCATTTTTTGGTTTGATACTAATTTGTACCTTACCAAATTGTGGTGGAGTCAACTCTTCCCCACCTATGACTGAAACAGACTCTGTTTGTGGGAATATTGTTTCAATTATAGCTTCGTAATCTCTTGGTGTAACCGCTCTATATTGTGCTGAGTAAAGTCTTGGAGCAAAATACTTAATAGAGTTCACATTCTCAACTTCTGCTCCACTGGAGGCACCACTAACCGTTGTTAGAGTAATGCTATCAGTTGGATTTAGAAATTGCCCATTGTCTTTTAGAAATGTTCCTTGAAAACTAAAATTAGAAGGACCATTACCATCTTCACCCTGAGTTACAATATATGTTGCTGTTATAATATTGTTGTTTTCTAATTTTTTACCAAATAAACCATCTCCAAACAATATTTCATATTTTTCATCTTGAACTTCTTGTGTTAGATAAATTTCTGATGTTTTATCTAAATTTAATATATTATCAACCATTGAATACTTTCGACCTAAACCAACATCTCCTAAACCAGAGACAAAAACTCTTAAAGTTGAACTATCAACATTTGCAGAACCAATAATATAACGTTCATCAATCGATGTATCGACACGAAATGTGCTTGAGAGGTATGTTCCTTCAAAAACAGTAATTTCATCATCAAAAGATGCAAATGAAGTGCCATTTACGTCTCTTACTTTTGATGAAGTGATTGCATCAGGGGTTGAAAATGTAAAAGTTGTATTCTCTTGATTACCAATACAAACAAGACCTGGACGAAGCGTAATGAACTTAGGAGTGGCATTATTAGTCGGTCCGAGATTTACATCACCAATTCGTATTTTCGCTGTTGCAGCGGTTTTTGAGCGGGGTACATAACCAATATTTCTTGCAAGTGAAACAACATTCTCACGTATTGTTGCTGAGTCAAGAAATGCTTCATTTGATACTAAATTTGCATTAAATGAATTAATATAAGTGTTATATGCAAGGGTATCAATTAAAACAGAAAAGTTAGAACCCTCAAAATCAAAATCTGTAAAATTTGAGTTAGCACGAAGAAAATCTTTGATTTGTACTTTGATTTGCTCAAAGTCTAAATTTGTAAATTGAGTAAATGGCATATTATCTTGTTGGTTCTAAAATAAACGTGAATGACTGAGGTGGTATTTCAAGACCCATGACATCAAATAACACTTTAACATTCAATGCATTGGAATCCATAATGGCATCGACTTCTACACCTATGTTACCTACTCTTGGTTCAAAGTTACGTATAGTTGCACGTATTTGATCCTCAATAATCATTACTGTATTTGCAGTAAAGTTATCAAATAGTGAATCACGTATGTCTGTACCA